GTTACCACCGACATGATTGCCGAATTCATCGGCAGAGATGTCTGCGTCTCTTGGGTCAAGGACAAAGACCAGTTGCGAAAAAACTTTGAGCCGCAAATATCGGTTCAAGGTAAACTGGAAGGTAGCGGAGAAACCGGAAGGTTTCGCGTCCTCCTGAACGACGATACCTACTCTTACTTCTACGACGATTGCGTCTGGATGCTAGGGTACGATGGAGAGAAACAAGTTACCGACAAACAACGACCGGTAATCTTCATTAACTAAAAAATCCCCACTAACCACTAGTCAATAACCATGGCCCACGGTTCTTCCCAATAGCTGGCAAAACAAAGGAGTCAAAAATGGAAAGACCTACATGACCGCAAAAAAACGTAGTCGGGCTGCGAATGAAGCCGGTTCCTGGGAACCGTTAGAGTGCGGATGGCTAACGGCCCAGTGCCGTAGAAGCCGTACCGCCTCACCCAGTTTGCTTTACAGGGGGCTGGCGTACCGCCGTACCACTATAGTGGTAAAATCCTGAAAACAAAAAAAATAAAATTCCCAGTTTATAGACGGTACAGACGGTACAGGTGGTACAGTCTACTAACCATATCTTATATAAGGCTTTTTTGGCTCTGGAAGCGTACCGGCTAGGAACACACGTAATCCCGGTCGCGGGACGCTGTTACCGTTAATCGTAGTTTGTTTTCGGAGTGCCGTAGGGTACTTTAACTCAGGTTAACTATTTCAGGACTTATCCTATACCACTTACGGGACGTTGTTAAAGCTCATCGGTGGTACACTGGCGGTACAGCCATGAAACTAAAGGAAAAAGTTCAGTTAGAGTGCTTTTGGAGAGGTGAATATGGGTAACCAAAATAAGGTGTATGAAAAAGGTGGTGGTACAGGTGGTACACCCCAAAAAGGTGGCAATCGTGGCCCCAATCGTAAACTGACGAGGCGGCAGGAGAAATTCGTCAAAGAACTGGTGAGCAATGATGGACTTATCACGATGCGGGAAGCCGCCATCCGCGCGGGCTACCCGGCTGGTTCGGCCCATGCGCGTGCTCACGAGTTGACTAACTCCAATATCTGCCCGCATGTTGTTAATGAGATTGCGCGATACAGAGACGAACTGGATGAGATGTATGCTGTTGGCTACAAAAAACACGTCCGCGATTTGCAGAAAATCCGGGACGTGGCACTGGCGAATGGTGCGTATAGCGCGGCGGTGCAGGCCGAGTACCGTCGCGGACAAGCTCAGGGTGATATTTATGTGAGCAAGTCAGAGATCAGAACCGGATCTATCGACCAGATGAGCAGAGAGGACGTGGAGCGTGAACTCGACAGAATTAGACAGTCTTTTGAGCCAGTTATTGATATCACCCCCGAAAAAATCGAAGAACCAGATGCCGAGGAAGGCGCTGAAGAACCGGGAAGCGGGGCTTTGGAAGCTGATATCGGACGGTCTGAAAAAGACAGGCCGGAAGATTGAAACCACGCGCCTCGAAAGCTGGGCCCTTCCGGGAGTCCCTGATGTTCTCCTATGTAACGAGCGTGGCGTCTTCAGCCTCATCGAACTTAAGGTCACAAAGTCGGGCACTGGCAAGCTTAGTTTATCCCCGCACCAGTGTGCTTGGCTTAGTCGGCATTCCAGCGGCCCTGCTTTTATTGTCGTTCGCGACCGTAGCTTGGCTATTAGTGTTTTTCACGGCTCCGATGCTGTTGATCTGCGTATGGATGGCCTTGCAGCCGTGGAGGCTATGGCTGTTTTTGCGGAACCGTATGATTGGCAGGAATTTTTTAAGTTGACCTCGCCCGTCTGAGTCTGGTATGGGTTAATTCCCATAACGAGGAGTCAAAAATGCTTACTGATATTGTTAAAACCAAGGAGGAGAGCGTTTGCGACCGCGCCGAGCGGGTCGCGGTAGAGCTTCGCCGAATTAATCCTGCTATCCTTATTGATGCCATTAGCCGGGAGCACCGCACGAACCAGCAATTGATCGCAGGTTTTGTCTTGGAGTTGCTGGAGCACTGGTCAAATGAGTACGAGTCGGGGAATTACGATCTGCGGAACGAAGCGACATGCGAACTGGCGCACGATGTCATGTATGGCCGCACGCCTAATTTACCTTACATTTAAACAGAGGAGTCGAATATGGAATGGTTCGCGGACTGGTTGCAAGAGTTCATCGAAAAATTGGCCTATTGGTTGGAGGGCAAGGGATGACATGTCCAACCTGCCACGGCAACGGGTACGTGCGTCGAGCGGACGGCGAGATAGCGCAGTGCGATACGTGCGATTCACAAGGGGAAATAAAGGGGTCGAAAGATGCGAAAACTGACGAAAATTGAACAGGTTAACGCCGATGCTTTGAGGGGTGCGGCGTTGTTTCATGTGACGGGAACGATTTTAAACAAGAGCATACAAGATTGTAACGTTGCGCTGCGCGATCTGTTGAAGCGGGAAGGCGTGATTGATTACGCTGAACTAAAACCCGGCGATAAGGTGACGCTGGAAGGCGTTTACAGCGACGGGACAGAAACCACGATTTCAGCATACAGGGCGAAGACACGCGGCGACAAAAGAATATGGTTCAACGGTTTAAAAAACCACGCCGACGCTGGCGATGTAATGGCGCTGATGATACGCAACGGAAAACTGGTGATTCAGAACGTGACGAAGGGAGTCGCTGTCGCTGTTTTTGCTATCCCTGCACTTGATACAATGGTGCAAATGTCTTTTTAACGTGCGTTGACTCCGCATTAAACTTAGCCCGGATTCGTCCGGGCTTTTTTTTGCTTGCGCGTATAAGATTACTCCCATAATATGTGACTCACTAAACCATTACAGGAGTCAAACGATGTCTTATTTTAGTGAGTACGATCATATAGAAGGCCGGGGCAGGGGTTATGATTATGCGGCTGGTATGTCCAACAATGCGGTTGATGCTTACGACAGAGGGGTTAAGCCGTTGACTCGGTTAACGCTTGGAGATTTGAAAGATTCGGGATGGTCGCAAACCAAGGCTTTTGCGGTGTTCCTCGCCGAAAGTGGATTCTGGTGTAGTACAGAATGGCACCATTCCGGCGGTACTTGGTACAATAAAGTTACGTTTTTTGACCCGTCGAATTTAGTAAACAAGTGGCTGGGTACATCCCAGTTGGACCGTGAAAAGTTGCAGGAAAAATACCAAGAATGGCGTAATACAAAACATAAACCAAGCCAAGAATCAGTGGGAGTCAAGGTCAGCGGTAGCTATACAATTTGGGGCGGAACGCGCCGCCGTCCGAAGAGACTTGGGGAACAAAAATTCACCGGCTTGATGAGGGGTAATTGGATATTTTTAGATTGCGGAGGGAAGAAAAAGGCGGATGGGCGGCATATAACGTGGCGCAAAGCCTGAATCCGTGCCTTACTGGCCCGCCGTAATGGCGGGCTTTTTTTACTTGATTATATGGGATTAATCACATACCATAAGATTCCTTATCATATAGGAGTCGAGTTATGACCGTTTTACCCAACTTCGCAATCTCGTCCGCCACTGCGCCACTAGCAGCGCGTATTGATGGGTTAGAGGCGCGCCTCAAAACGATGGAGCGGGCGCAACAGAATCCGCTCTGCGAGGAATTGCCATCCGACAATTTTTTAATGACGCCACAATACGCGGGCTTGCAATCCGAAATAGCGGGACTCGTTTGCCGACGCATTTGTACTGCGTTGCGGATTTGCCACGGCAACAAAACCGCCGCCGCCGAATTGCTCGGCTTGCCAAGTTATCAAACGCTGGCAAATTGGATGCAAAAATACGGCATTGAGTCTTATAAGGGATAGGAGTCGGATAATGATTAATGATATTGAAACCTTGCGCCGCGCCTTAAAACGCGGCGAATTCTCCGGCATTGTCTTATATGAAGGCCCGAGTCGAATTGATGGCGCGCCAATCGTCGCCATAGCCTGCCGCATTGCTGCCGCTAGCAATAACGCTAAGACCGGCGCGATGGTCCAGACTTTTATAATGCGCCAAGATATAGCGCCACATAAGGCCCTAAAAACCGGCGACGATTCCAGCGTATGCGGCGATTGCAAGTTGCGCCCAATTCATAAAGGCCCGACTCGCTGCTATGTCCGCGTATATCAAGCGCCGCTATCGGTTTGGAACGCGTACCAGCGCGGACGGTATGCCGTGCCTGGAGTCGATTTTGACGCCGCGCTACTGCCCGAACTATTCGCCGGTTTATCGTTTCGCATAGGATCGTATGGCGATCCCGCCGCTATTCCCGCCGCCGTATGGAAAAAAGCAACGCGCAAGGTAAAGAATCGCACTGGATACACGCACCAATGGCGCAAGCGTATAGGAGTCGGACTCAAGAATTTATGCATGGCAAGCGCCGATAATGAATCCGACGTTGCGACGGCGACGGCGAAAGGGTGGCGAACGTTTCGCGTTCGTAAACACGACGCGCCGACTCTTAAAACCGAGTCCATATGCCCGGCGAGTGAGGAAGGCGGAAGGCGCACGCAATGCGACACTTGCGGACTCTGCAAAGGTGCAACAATTGCGGCGCGTAATATCGTTATTGCCGATCACGGGTTGATGGACTCGCGCCGTCGCGCCGTTGCTTAATTATACGTTTGCACAATAAAGGCGCTTCTTATATTATCCCATACAGCGGCGGGATAATCTCGCCGTGTAACACAAAACGGAGTCAACAATGTCCACACTATTATATAACAGCGCAACGGATATCAAAGTAGAACGCGATTACCTCGCAAACTTGCAAACGCCGCCGCCAATGGGCTCGCGTCACGCGCCTTATCCATTCCACGCATTCGCGACCGACACCGTGGACGCAATCGAACGCGCCGGTTTCACAATTGAACAGGAAGACTATGCGATCACTAAGGACGAACAGCGCCTGTTTGGCTTGCTCAATGTATCGCGCCCCGTCGTGCCAAATGCGCCAACGTTTGGCGTTCCGGCATTGCATCGCCCAAAATGGAATCTATTGGTTGCATTGCGCGGCGCTCACGATCAGTCGATATCACGTGGACTCGCAATCGGGAGTCGCGTTATGATTTGTTCTAATCTCTGTTTCCACGGCGATTTGGGAAACTGGAATAGTAAGCAAACCACGAACATTTCGCATCGGATTCCCGAAATGGTCGCCGACGCTGTCGCCGGTTTAGGTAATGCCGGGCGCAAATTGACGGTTGACTTTGACGCATTTAATGAACAACAGATAAGCCGCGAAACCGGGGACAAGGTATTGCTCGACATTTACCGGTCCGGCGGTTTTAGCGCATCGCAAATGGGACGCGCCGTCGATGACTGGGACGAATGCAGCGTCAAAGAACACACTGCCAATGGGCGGAATCTTTGGTGGTTGTTCAACAGCGCGACTCATGCGCTTAAACCGACGGGCGCGAATACGAATCATGGCGA